GCCCCAGTTTACAACAGGGTCAATGCAGTCAACGACAACAACAACACAAACAATAACAGAAACGATAGAACACGATGTACTCGGAGCCAAAGTAGAAACTTGGTCTGGTACCAATATTACGCCAAGTGGTGCGATTGGTGCAACCGATACAACCTATTCAGTCACAACAGGTGCAACAGAATGGGATCTCTCAATAACAACAAGAGACGCAGGCACAATCGAAACAATAACAATAGACAGAACTATCGAAACAGATTCTACTACCAATTCTTACTCTATCTTCTCGCAATAAGTACACCTGTATTTGCTGAAGGAGAAGATACTAATGTGAGTAATCCTGTAGCAGCTGCAACTGGTAATGTAACTAATCAGGCTGTACAATTTCAAAACAATGGTGCATCGTCACGTCAGATATATGGTCCTAACATACAATGTAATGGATCTACTATGACGTTTAGTCCATTTTATATGGGTAATCATACGAAACCATTAGATGAATTTATGCAGCCTACAAGTTACACACTAGCAGAAAACTGGGGGTTCCAGATTAACTTCATGGTACCACTAGATAAGTCAGGATATAAACAGTGTAAAGAAATGGCTAAGAGATATGAAGAGAAGATGAAGCTAGAGTTTGAAATAACACGAGCACACAAATGTGCAGATTTAATGAAAAAAGGCTTTATGTATAGACCCGGCTCAACTAATTATAAGATGTGTTCGGACATAGTACCTATAGTCAAAGTAAAACCACCTAAAAAAGACGAATGGAACCTACCTTGGAAAAAACCTACACAGTAAACCTAACAGAAACAGAGTTAGGATACTTCTATTGGAGAATGAAAACTAATAGATGGTACGAACGATACGTTCAAAGAGGAATGAAACAAATGCCATGGGAACCTTGGATGGCAAAAACATTAGACAAACTTACCCCTATATACAATGAGCTCACTAACAGAAAAAAGAAAAGTTGAAGCAGAAGAAGCTGCAAAGAAGAAAAAGAAAGCAGCTGCAAAGAAAACCACTAAAACCACTGAATCATGATTACATTAGTCAAACCAATTTTATTTGCCTTTATTAAAACTACAGCAGTTAAAGAACTGATAGTCAAATTACTAGAGGCATATGCAAAGTCTACAGATAATACAGTAGACGACAAGCTAGTAGAGCTAGTTAAGAAAAACTTAATTACAGAATAATGGACGAACTAAAGAAGCTACCTAGAAAGGCAACAGAAGACAGTTTTAATGAGTTACACTACCTTGTTACAGAAGACTTCTTGCATAGAATAAAGAGTGGAGAAGCTACAACACAAGATTTAAAAGCAGCTTGCGATTGGTTAAAGACTAACGACATTACTGGTGTTGCCTACGATGGTAGCCCTTTAGATAAGCTGAATAAACTTCTACCTACAGTTGATGCGTCACTCGTAAAGAGGAAAGTCTATGGCAAAAACTTCTGAATACTACAAGAAGAACCCTAAAGCTAGGAAGAAACGCCTTAAACAACAGGCTAAATACAACAAAACTAAGAAAGGTCTATCATTAAGAGTCAATGCAAACAAACTTAATAGAAAACTTGGAACATATGGCAACCGTGACGGAATGGATGCCGCCCATTATAAGGGTAGTAAAACCAAAGGCAGAACACAAAAGCCATCTATTAACCGAAGAAGCAGACTTAAAATTAAAAAATGACCCCATTACTACCTAACCCCGATCACTATTTACACAATTTAATAACGATGACAAGTTCAGATTCAAAACGGCTCTGGAGAAGAGCTATCAAAGAGCACTTTAATTGTCAATGCGTTTATTGCGGAGAATTTCATGAATTACACAACCTTACTATCGACCACGTACGCCCAAAATGCAAAGGCGGGCGAGATATTACGACGAATGTTGTACCCTCGTGTAGACGATGTAATCAGGAAAAGGGTAGTAAAAACTGGCTTGATTGGATGAGAGCCACATTCGGAGTCACCAACCGAGAACACAAGATTTTATCACACATTAACTAATGGCAACAAAAAAAGAAGTATTTAATGAGGACTTTCTAAAAATTAGAAGTAATATTCCTACATTAAGAAAAGGAGAATCTGCTGAATCTTTTAGAAAAAGAGTCAAAATGTGGAGCAGTAGAACAGGACTAAAGTTTCCAACGTCAGGAAAGCAGAAAACCTTATTTGGTGCTGTAGTAGGAATGACTAAAGAAGCTGAAGCATTAGCTGGAAAAAGCGGTACTGGACAAGGTTTTGGTATCGAAGACTTTAGCTCAGGTTACGAAACCGAGTTAAATAAGTTAATTCAATCAAACATGAGGAGAGTTGAAGCTAATCAAAAAGCTAATAACTTACGAGACAACGTACCTACATCTGGTATGTCCGACATCAGAGGAGATTTAAAAATAAAACAAGATGAAGAAGTAGTAGCTGAAAATAAGATTATGTTTGGCGATGATATAATGAACATGTATGGACCGGGTGGTGCTAAAAATGATCCTACTGATACTTATGACACAACCTCAAGCACACCTCTTGGAGCTGCACGTAGAGCATCGTTTGACCCTAATTCTGATGATACAGACTTTAACAACAACTATGATGCTTTAGAAAATAAAGTATCTGGACTTAGTAGTGCTAATACTAACGGAACTAGCACAAGACGTAATCTTATGGTAGGTCCAGCTACAGGTAGAGCCGCTTTGAGAGAAGAGAACATAGCAAGATTTGGAGAAGGTCATGTTAACGCTTTAATTGAACGTAACCAAGCTTTCCAAGCTGCTAAAGGTGGCGGACGAGAAGCTATGAAAGTATTTAGAAATAAATATGGTAAGAGTTTATCTGAATATCTAAGGAAAATTAGAAGATGAACGAAGAAGAGTACAAACAGTTACCTCTTTTGACTAGACTTAACGATGCTATAGAAGGCAAGTTAGATCAGTTTGGGCAGTTTGTATCCGAAGCTGCTGAAGATAAACCCGGAATTACTGATGATATTGTCAGGGGAGGTCTTCGAGGGCTTCAGTTTGTAGGTAACTTACCTGTAATTAAGCAGCTAGGTCAGGCAGAAGAGGCTATTGTAGGTGGTGTTCGTAATCTAGCAGAGCGTCAAGACCTGATAGATCCTAGATCATTTACTTATAGTACACGAATAGGACTTGGTTTTGCAGCTGATAAAGGTATAAGAAAGGTAGTAAAAGCCGGTAAAGTAGCTTACAAAGTACAAAAAGGAAAGGAAAGACTAGCTGACATAGCAAAAAAAAGGATGCCTACAACACAATTTGCACAAGAAGCCACCGCAATGTACAAACCAAAACAAGTTATAGCATCTTCAGTAGATCCGGGTAGAAATCCATTTGACCCTAGAGTTACCGGTGGTATAAAAGCTTTAAAAGAAAAATTACAGGTTCATACAGTGGTTGATCGTTTTCAAAATGATTTACCTACAGCTAAAGACGTAGATCCTTTTTTAAGCCCATCAGCAAATATAGCTATAACTAAGAGTTTACAAGAAATGCCAGCATATAGAAGTGCAGCTCCGGGAGGTCCAGCTATATTTAATTATGATGTATTTAGAGATTTTCTTCGTGGTGCAAAAGTAGCTGGATTTAAAGTGTCTGGTAGAGATTATTTAGCAACTTTTCAATCAGGATTTACAGGTGGTGGAGCTGGTAAAGGAGTTAACTTTGGCGTTTTTAGTAAAAATGAAGTAACAAGATTAAAAAATGTATTTGGTCCTTCATTAGAAGCGTTAGGATTAGCTAAAAATGCAGTTCAAGTACATCACATGGCTGCCTTAAAAACTATTATGGGTATACATGACGGATTAGGTATAGGCAGTCCATTATTTAATAAAGTAAATGAAACTATTATGGATCAACTACAGCCAATAATAAGACGGGGTACACCTATTGGAGGTGGACTAGGAAATATGGAAACTAATTTACTTGGTGTTATTTCTGGTGGTCGTAAAATTGGTAACACAGTTATATCTGACACTCCACATGCGTTAGCACATAGATTTTTAACAGGAAAAGTAGGTGCAGCCGGAGAAAAATTTTTTACTAAGACTGTTCGGAAAAACATGCAAAGCAGTAAAGCGTACCGCATTAAAAAAGCAAAAGAGTTAGGTAAAATTATTGAAGAAGCTAACAAAATTGTTATACAAGCTCAGGATGTTTATGAAACTTTATTTGCTCAGGGTACTGGAATTGACTTTGGTGAAGTTATGCGTGTTATGTTAAAACTAGATGACCAAGGTTATTTAAAAGGTATAACTAGAAATTATCAGACATCAGCTGTAGCAGAACTTATAGAAGACATAAACTCTGTACTTGAGGTACAACAGTTTACACTACCCGGTGTAAATTTAGGTACAGCAGATATGCTAGGTTTATTTGATCCTTTAGACTACAAAGCTAAAGCATTAAGAGAAGCAATAAAAACTGGAGGTACTACAGCTGAAAACCATAGAGCATTAAAAGCTGTATTAGGTAAATATTATGATTCAGACACGCCACAGCTTTCATTGTTTAATGATGAACAGATTTCTGATCTTGTAGCTGATTTTAAATTATATAAAAAACAAAAAAGAA